TGGAGTTGAAGTGCAGGGCAACATAATAGATATAGGTAAAGATATACACTCTGTTCTTAGTGATGTTGAAAAAGATGATTGGATTATGTGTTCAAGAACCACAACAAAAACTTTTGATTATAAAAAAATGTTAATGGAAAATAATATACTTTGGAAGACAAAAGCAAAGTCAGGGACAGGCAACTCTTATAACTATGCTATCAAACAAAAAGTTAGAGATACATTAAACATTTGGCATAAATTAAAAAATAACGAGAAGTTAGATGGCAGATATGTATGTAAATTAATACAAGAAATAAAAAGTAAATACCTAAAAGTTAAAAAGAAAGATCACAAACCAGAAAAGAGTAGTTTGTTTTTGTCGGACAATTATTATGATTATAACGATTTAGTCAATAGAAATGTTTTTGAAAAAGAGTTTGACATTCAGAAAGAATGGTTTGATTATATTCGGTTTGGCGTAAAAGATGTTCAAAATCAAACTTACGTTAAAAACGGACAAGAAATTTCTTTATTCTTAGATGCAGATGAAGCTCATGATTACATAGTTGAAGTATATAAAAAAGATCAAACATTGATGGATACAAAAATTTTGATCGGAACAATACATTCTGTAAAAGGTTTAGAAGCTAAAAACGTTATTATCTGTGATGTTTGGAGTTATGCTTGCTATAGAAATTTTAAAGAGAAGACACCTGAATTTAGACGAGAAGAAATACGTTGTGCATATGTTGCTGTAACTAGATCTTCAGAAAACTTATACATGTATAGACCAGATCCTCGTTTAAAAATAGGAGAAAGATCTTTTGAAATATTGGAGGTACAATGACAAACAAAGATATATTTAAAGAAGCATTTCCACAAAGTCGTCAGGTAGGCGGGAAACATTATAAAAATTTTCCGATTCAGCCATATGAGTTTATTTCTAAAAATAATCTCTCATTTTTTCAAGGCTGTGTTGTAAAATATGTCTGTAGATATCTACAGAAAAATGGTATAGAAGACCTGGAGAAGATTAAGCACTACTGTGACTTGGAAATTAAAAAATTGAAAGATACAAAATGATACAAAAGGTTTTATTTAAACCTACGACAGAGTGGGTTCATCCAAATCATTTTCCAGATTTGTCTAAGTATGATGAAATAGCAATTGACTTAGAAACAAAAGATCCAGAATTAAAAAAAATGGGTCCTGGAATGTTTAGAGAGGTTGGTGAGATAGTGGGTTTTGCTGTTGCTGTAAAAGATTGGGCTGGTTATTTTCCAATATCTCATGAGGGTGGTGGTAACATGAATAAAACAAAAGTCCTATCCTGGATAAAAGATGTATTAAAAACAAAAGCAGATAAAATTTTTCACAACGCCATGTATGATGTGTGTTGGTTAAGGTCTATGGATCTTCATGTAAGTGGTACAATTATAGATACTATGATTGCAACATCTTTAATAGATGAAAATAGAATGCGTTATGATTTAAATAGTGTAGCTAAACAATATACAGGTCTATCTAAAAACGAAGCAGCATTAAACGAAGCAGCACAAGCATGGGGCATCGATCCAAAAGCAGAAATGTATAAGCTACCGGCGATGTATGTCGGGGAATATGCAGAGAAAGATGCAGAGATAACTTTAGCACTATGGCAAGAACTTAAAAAAGAAATAGAACATCAAGATTTACACGCAATATTTGAATTAGAGACTTCTTTGTTTCCTTGTTTAGTTGAGATGAAAGCCAGGGGTGTTAGAGTAAATTTAGAACACGCAGAGATGGTGGAAAAAAATTTAATTAAAACTGAAAACAAACTGTTACAGGGCATTAAAGATGAGATAGGTTTTGCTCCAGATCTTTGGGCTGCACGCAGTATTGAAAAAGTATTTAAACATTTGAACTTACCTTATCCAAAGACAGAAAAAACAGGGGCTCCAAGCTTTACTAAAAATTTTTTAAAAAAGCACCACAACTATACGATCAATTTAATTAGTACCGCTAGGGAAACTAATAAATCTAGGACCACTTTTATGGAATCTATATTTAGGTATGTTCATAAAGGTAGGATACATGCAGACATAAATCAACTAAGATCAGAGTTTGGTGGCACTGTAACAGGTAGATTTTCTATGACACACCCTAATCTACAACAAATACCCAAAACCGGTAGTGAAATGGGAAACCAACTAAGGGCTATATTTGTGCCCGAGGAGGGCCATACATGGGGTTGTTTTGACTATTCTCAGCAAGAGCCTAGGTTGGTAGTGCATTATGCATGTTTGACTGGTTTACCGGGCTCTGAGGAGTTTAAACAAAGCTATACAAAGGATAATGAGGCTGATTTTCATAAGATAGTATCAGATATGGCTGATATACCTAGAGACCAAGCTAAAACCATAAATTTAGGTAAGTTTTATGGTATGGGTAAAAATAAATTAAAGGGTGAACTAGGTATTGAAGACAATAAAGCAGAGAATATCATAAAGCAATACGATGCAAGAATTCCTTTTGTAAAACAATTGATGAATCATGCAATGGGTAGAGCAGAGCAACGAGGACAAATAAGAACTTTACTTGGTAGACTTTGTCATTTTCATTTATGGGAGCCAAATCAATTCGGTATACATAAGCCCTTAACACATGAAGCAGCGCTCTTGGAACACGGACCAGGGATCAAGAGAGCTTTTACATACAAAGCTCTTAATAAACTTATACAAGGATCTGCAGCTGACATGATTAAAAAAGCTATGTTAAATTTATATAACGAAGGTATCATACCTTTAATACAAATACACGATGAATTAAATATATCTATCAAAGATAAAAGTGAGTCAGATAAAGTAATTGAGATTATGGAAAATGCTGTTAGTTTAGAAGTCCCTAATAAAGTAGACTATGAATCTGGAAAACATTGGGGAGAAATAGAATGAGGATTTATGGCTTATTTAAATGCAAACGTACCACCGACTTACGCACAAATAAGAAGAGAATATCTTTATGATTGCAAGAAACATCATGGAGAAGTTGAAGACTGCATTATCTTTGGTATTAGCGCTATTACAGGCCGTGCTATACTATGGCATGCTATTATGGAAAACGGTGCAATATTTTATCGCCTGCCAATTAGCGCGTTTATTCAAAAGGGATTTGACCCACGTAGAGTGCCCACAAGAAGACTTGATGAACTACAGCTCTGGAATTGTTTTAGTTATTATCCTTCTGTTCATCATTGGGACATACTAGAATCACAAGCTGGTAAATACATAGGTAAAGATAAAAAATGGCACCCAGGTAAGTATTTATTTACCGTTGACTTTGCACATCCAGAGTCTAATATACTTGATACTGATCATTCAGAGATACCGCACGAACATAAGTGCGCTCACATAATTGCCCTAGATGACGGTAATTTTGCAGCACAACCTAACAACAGATGTATATGGGACATACCCTCTTTCACAGTGAAAGATGAGACTCCTGATTGGAAAGTGCAAACCTCTGAGTGGAATGTAGAGGATAGTAGAGCTTGGCGTACAGAAGATACGGATAAGTTTTTTTATGAAATAGAGGAGAAAAAAAATGATTGATAAAATAAAAACAAAAGCGATCCATTACTGGTCGAACCACAAGATTGAATCTATTGTGTTCGTAGTTTTGGTTGTAGCACTAATAGTTAAGTAATGAATTTAGCAGATCTGTTAAAGAAAAATATAGTAATGGTTCCCGTTGTGGCTTCGGTCCTTGTCGGAACATTCACAGGTGTAAAATACATCGTTAACTTAACAGATACTATTAATGCAAACCAAGCAGAAATAGAAAAAATTAAAACAGTAGATCTTGTAAACATACAAAGAGATATGAAAGTGTTAACCGATGGTGTGAACACTGTTATTGCAAAGCTAGAAAGAGCTGAAGGCACATGGGAGATGGCTGAAAACTTATATGAAGTTCTAGCTGATAAAGTTAGACAAATGGAATACGATATCAAAGATCTTAACAGAGAAATAAATTATTAGGATGTATCATGGAGGTAGCCAGGATGAATTATTATTTTACGGGTATAATTATTCTAATGTTAACAGCCTTGGCTTTCTGTGCAACTCCAGCGTATCCTAGAAACGAATACCTTAACAACAGCGATAGATGTGGAGAGTTTGAAGCTCGTATAGAACAATATCAGAATGATACAAACTATAATTCTTCTAACAGCACAGATTATAATAATGAAAACTGGAGATTTAATTTAGGTTTTAGAAAATACCTTGGCACAGATTGCAAAACTTCAAAAGAAAACATGCAGTTGAAACAACAGCTAGAACTCATGAAGATGTGTAACAAGGTGAACAGAAACCCAAGTCTTGCACAGAATCCAAACTTTACATTGTTGGTATCTAAATGCAGAGGGGTAATACCACAAGCTGTTGAGACAGAAACCATGCCTACAGGCAGCTTATGGGATGAATTAAAAGAA